GTGTTGAAGAAATATGGTTATCTGCTCAATATACATTGAGTACTGGTGGTAGAGCTATCGTATTGAGTACTCCAAATGGTGTTGGCAATTTCTTTCATAAAACATGGGTTGAAGCCGAAGCAAATCAGATTTCTGGTAAAGGGGGATTCAACACAATAAGACTTCCGTGGCATTTACATCCAGATCGTGATCAATCTTGGAGAGATAAACAGACCGAATTATCCGGTGTAAAAGGTGCAGCACAAGAATGTGATTGTGACTTTAGTACATCTGGTAATCAGGTTGTTGCAGTTGATATTCTAGAGTTTTATAAACAAACATATATAAAAGATCCAGTTGAAAGACGCGGTAACAATCAAGATATGTGGATATGGTCATATCCTGACTATAGTAAGAACTATATAGTTACTGCGGATTGTGCAAGAGGTGATGGTGGAGATTTTAGTTCGTTTCACGTATTTGATGTTGAGTCATTGGAACAGGTTGCTGAATATAAGGGTCAATTAACAACCAAAGATTATGGTAATTTGCTTGTTAGTATAGCCACAGAGTATAATAATGCATTGTTGGTGATAGAAAATAATAACGTTGGTTGGGCTACAATACAACAGGTTGTTGACAGAAATTATCAAAATACATTTTATAGTGCGTCTGATTTAACAATAGTCGATGTTGAAAGAACTTATACAAATAAACTCAATACTGCCGATAAAAAATTAGTAGCTGGTTTTACTACCACTACAAAAAATAGACCATTGATGGTTAGTAAATTGGAATCATTATTTAGAGAAAAAAGTATAATAATTCATTCACTTCGATTGTACGAAGAATTGAATGTATTTATTTGGAATGGTCCAAAAGCAGAGGCTATGAAAGGTTATAATGATGACTTAGTGATGTCATTGGCAATTGGATTATGGGTTAGAGAAACGGCTCTTAAATTGAGAAACGAACAAATACAATATAATAGACAAATGTTGTCTGGAATCAACAAAGTAACCAGTATACACAATCAACCATTGTTAACAAAACCATTTGGTCAAGCATCTGAATCTTGGGATTTCAGTCCCAATGCCAATGTAAACGGCAAAAAAGAAAGCTTAAAATGGTTGTTATAAATACTTATATATATGGCGGTAAAATATGACTGATAAAGCATTTCAAGAATTAAAGAATAGATCACTTTTTGCCAGACTTAAACGTCTGTTTAGCAATGACGTAATTGTTAGAAACGTCGGTGGTAAGAAGTTGAAGGTTATAGATACCGATGAAATTCAGTATGCGACTGATCGTAATAGTCTAAGAGATCGTTTCAATAGACTACGTACAACCTCATATAATCAGTATACAAGAGATTTCAATCTATCATATCAAAGTAGCCGTGTAGAACTATTTCGTGACTATGATACGATGGACATGGATCCAATTCTTGCATCCGCACTTGACATTTATGCAGATGAATGTACTAGTAAAAATGAATTGGGTGACATCATTTCGGTACAATCTTCTAACGACGATATCAAACAAATATTAAATAATTTGTTTTATGATATTTTGAATATCGAATTCAATCTTTGGAGTTGGACTCGCAGCTTAGTAAAGTATGGTGATTTTTATTTGAGGCTTCATATTAGTCCTGAATATGGTGTATATATGGTAGAACCTCTCAGTTCATATTATGTAACCCGTTTAGAAAATGCACATCTAGAAAACAAGAATTTTGTTAAGTTCCAAGTCAATCTTCCATACGGAAATAAGATCGAAGATCTTGAGAACTATCAAATGGCACACTTTCGTTTGTTGAGTGATAGTAATTTCTTGCCATATGGTAAGAGTATGTTGGAAGGTGCTCGTCGTGTATGGAAACAATTGAGCTTGATGGAAGACGCAATGTTAATTCATCGTATCATGCGTGCTCCAGAAAAGAGAATTTTCAAGGTAGATATTGGTAATATTCCACCAAATGAAGTTGATAATCATATGGAACGTATTATCTCACAGATGAAAAAGACTCCATATTTGGATCAAGCTACTGGTGATTACAATCTTCGTTTCAATCTACAGAACATGGTAGAGGACTTTTTCTTGCCAGTTCGTGGTGGTGATAGTGGTACCGATATTAGCAATTTGCCAGGTCTTGAATGGACTGGAACAGACGATATCGAATATCTACGTAACAAGATGATGGCAGCACTCAAGATTCCAAAGGCATTCTTGGGTTATGATGAATCTTTGAGTGGTAAAGCTACTCTTGCTGCCGAAGATATTCGTTTTGCACGTACAATTCAACGTATTCAAAGAATTATTGTTAGTGAATTGAATAAGATTGCTGTTATTCACTTATATTCTCAAGGATATCGTGACGAATCACTTGTTGACTTTACATTAGAATTGACCAATCCATCTACAATCTTTGAAAAAGAAAAGATTGATGTTTGGAAGAGTAAGGTTGAAGTCAGCAAAGACATGCAAGAACAAAAGTTGTTCAGTAAGAAGTGGATTTATGAAAACGTATTTAGTATGTCTGATCAAGACATGATTAATCTACAAAAGCAACTTATTGATGATGCTAAGGGAACATATAGATTTAAGCAAATTGAAGAAGATGGTAACGATCCAGCCTTGAATTTCTTGAAATCAAAGGGTGAAGAATCAGGTGGATCAGGCGGATCTGGTGGTGGAGACACTGGTGGTAATACCGGTGGTGCTGAAGCTGGCGGTGGCGCCGAAGCCGGTGGTGGTGAAACTGGTGGAGGCGCTGAAGCTGGCGGTGCAGCTGGCGGTGCTGAAGCTGGTGGTACTCCTCCACTCACAGAAAAGAAAAGAGATCAAACTGGAAGAAAAGATGCTAGAAAATATCCGTTTGGAGAAGATCCTTTAGGTACTTTAGAAAACAATAGAGATAGTGATTTATCACCAACACATAAGTACAAAAATAAATCTCCATTGTCGATGGAATCTATATCATCTCTAGTTAAAGCATTCAATAGTCACAAAGATATTTTAAAGGAATCTCAAAACAAACCTTCGTTCATGGACGAAAATAACATAAAAGAATAAAGAATAGTATAAATAGTGATTATTTTTAAATTCTATTTATATTTATATTTAATTGGAACTTATGCATAAGAAAGCGAAACATTCAAAGTTTAAGAATAGCGGTGTTCTATTCGAACTACTTACCAGACAGATAACGTCTGATATTCTTGCCGGTCGTGATGAATCATTCACGAAAAATCTAATGTTCAAATATTTCAACGAATCAAAAGAACTTGGCAAGGAGTTTCAATTATACAACTTCATATCATCACAATCCTCTAAAAATCCACAAACCGCAGATCGTATTCTTGATGTGGTTTTGCAAACACGTTCCAAAATTGATGCCCGTGAGTTGAATAAGCAAAAATATAACTTGGTTAAAGAAATCAAAGAACAATATAACATCGATGAATTCTTGAAGAATAAGATTCCAAATTATAAATTGTATGCATCAGTTTATAAATTATTTGAGAATCAAAATTTAAATGAAGTTAAGTTTGGAGTAGAAGAATTGGTAGAAGCAAGAGAATGTGTTATTGAAAGTTTGACTAAAGATAAAAAGAGTGATTCACAACCACTAGATATCTATGATAGTCAACCAGCTGAAGTTAGACTATTAGCTTATAAGTTCCTAATTGAAAATTTCAACAAGAAATATAGTAACTTGCTACCAGACCAAAAGCGTTTGTTGAAAGAATATATTACAAACGTATCCAATACTAACAAATTCACTGAATTTGTAAATGTAGAATACAAGAGGGTTTCTGAGATTTTGAAGGAGTATATTTCATCAATTAATAATAATGAAGTTATTAAGATTAAATTGAATGAAACTATCACCCAACTTTCAGGTAAAAACGTTGTAGGATTGGTTAAAGAAAATCAACTTACATCTCTTTTGACCGCATATGAATTGGTCGAAGAATTGAAAAAGATTCAAAATGAAAAAACCGCTTAAAGAATCAGGTGATCCATTTAGAGATATTGTAAAAAAATACGCTCAATACTATAGAGATAGCGAAATGGCTCGTATCTCTAAACAAGACTATAATGCATGGTTACAATCACATGCAGACAAGATTTCACCATCTACCCGTGAAAAAATAAAAAAGCAGGTGGATGCCCAATTAAAAAAGAAGAATGAAGCAAGCACTACAGCAGGTGTTCCTGGTGTAATGACACCATTTGCATTTAGCTCCAATAAAAAATCTCCTGGTAATGTTCGTGCCGCCACACAATTCGGATATAAATTGGCAAAACCTGTTAAAAAGAATCCTGGATATGCATTGGAAAATCAAATGTATAGTGAACCAGCTTATGTTACTCCAGCTCAAAACATTGAGCCAGTAGCTACATATACAGATTCAAATGGGTTGGTACAACACGGAGATCCAGAACTAGATCCAGCATTGGCTGGTCATGAACAAGGCATATTGCCTGTAACAGAACATGCAAATAGACTTGTTAGACAAATGCGTAAAGAAGGAGTTGGTGGTTTATTGTATAAATTGAAAAGTGAAGCTGAACAACAAGCAGTTGCTCAACCAGCACCAGCTCCAGCACAGCCAACTCAACCTACACCGCAGGCTCAAAAAGCTCCAGTTGATGTCAATCTTCAATCATACGATATTCAACCAGATTTTAGTGATTTTGATTCTAAGTTGAAGAATAGTACTGAACAATTAAAGACCGATCTTCAAAAGAAGATTCAAGATTCAATTTTAGATAAAAAGATTGTGGTTCGTGCTAGTAAGGGGTATAAACAACCAGAGGCCGATTATACAATCAATGTCACAGGCGTACAAATCGATTATTATTATGATCGTTATGTTATTGTAATTATCGGTCGTGAAGAAAGCAAACAAAAGACTGCTAAATTCTTCGTTAAACCAGGATTTAAGATCAAAATTTTAGGAAAAGCGGATGTCAAACCTAAAGATCAATATCAAATAGCTAAATCTAAAGCATTGGTTGATCCTAACAAACAAGCCGCAACTCAATCCGCAAATAATGTGACATCCGAAGAACCACCTGCAACTGGACAAACTGCCGGTGAAAAACCACCACAATCTCAACCTACAGCTTAATATGAAACAAATTCTAATCGACGTATTACCCTTTGAATTTAAGAGAACATCACTAAACGAATCATTGAAAGATGGAAAACTCCTTGTTAACGGAGTTTTGCAACGTGCTGATGCAAAGAACCAAAATGGCCGTGTTTATCCAGAAGATATTTTGAAGCGTGAAGCTAACAAATATATGGATAACTTTGTAAAACAACGTCGTGCTATGGGTGAGTTGGATCATCCAGAATCATCTGTTGTTAACTTAAAGAACGTTAGCCATAATATCGTAGATATGGGTTGGGATGGTAAAGATTTAGTTGGTACTGTAGAAATTCTTCCTACACCAAGTGGTAATATTTTAAGAGATTTACTACAATCTGGTATTTTATTAGGCATCAGTAGTCGTGGTTTAGGCAGTGTTAAGAAAGACATGAGAGAAGGTGCAGATGTTGTACAAGATGATTTTGATTTAATTGCATTCGACTTTGTAAGCAATCCAAGTACACAAGGTGCATTCATGTATCCACAAGGAAAGATCAATGAAAGTGTTGATCAAAAAATAATCATCAATCCATATAGCAATGTAGAAAGATTAATTCACAATATTCTTTCTGAATTGTAATTTCAAACAATATTTATATTCATATGATCAAGCTAAAACATTTAGTAGAAAATTCCACAGAAGTTGCTTATTCCCCTTTAACAAAAGAGGAGAAAAAGAAGTTATATGAAACAATCAAAGCTTACAATGAATATCGTGGTTCATTAAAGGCAGAATCCATCTATGAAACTGCAACCAAAATTATGGAAGCTGTTAATCTAGCTGAACGTTATGCCATTAAAGAATGTAACGAATGGATGGAAGCCAAGATGATTGAACGTGACATGAAAGATGTCAAGAAGATGGCTGGTAAGTTATACGAAGAAGCACAAAAGATCAAAGGTGTTGAAAAACAACTTGAGATGTTGTACGAAGAAATTGGTATGAAGTTGGAACGCTATTTTGAAATCGCAGATCCAATTACAGAAGCACCGCAAGCTTATCAAGTACAAGGTAGACCAGATTCAGTCAGTATCGCTTCTTCAAGAGATATCGATCAAACCAATTAAAATATTCTAGCTGGGATACTATCAATAAATTCAATTAATTTATTGAAGGTTTCAAATACGTAACGACGGGATGTTTCCAAAACATACCCGTCTTCTTCTTTATAGACCTTAATAGTTTGTTTGTGATCTTCTAGTTCTAGACTTGGAATTTCTACTTCACATGATAGATCATAGTCATCATCCATCTTGAAACCCATATGTCCCAAAGTATCAATTTCATTAAATGCCCAACCATTTGGATTGTCTATGTCAGCAATTTTGTATTTTTGAATTTCTTCAAGTTCGGTATGTACAAAGTTTCTCATCTTAATAGAAGTAGGCTTATAATTAAAATTCTCATTGTTTCTAAGTTGTTTTAAGAATTTAATATTACTTTTATTAATTTCCATGTGTTTGCTGAAATTTGGGTTGTAATTATAGGCCATATGAATTAATTCTATCTATAAAATCGGCTAAGATTTTTGTTTTTTCTGTTCCGTCATCTTCTTCAAATATGCTGCTCAAAGTATAAAATACTTTATCTGTTGGTTCATCAGAATCGTCTGATAGTATTCTAACGAAACAAGCGTAGTTATAAAATCCTTTGTTTTGATTGTTGGTCAATTTCTTGAACACAAACTTTTTGGTAGAATCGTTACTTTGTACTTCAGCGGAAACTTCTCTGGTACTTCTTTTATGAACAAAGTTTGTTTTACCAAATCCAGCAAAGCCATTTTGTTTTGATTGAAATGTTAACAATTCTTTTTCATCAAATGGAACACCAACGTTTTCTCTCAAAACTTGATCAAAGGGTTTATCAGTAATTTCTTTTGCTTTACTTAATGTATATTCAGAACCTTGTGTTTCAGAGTCTTCTTTTAGTTTCTTAATGATTTCTTTTACTTTTGTGAAATCTTTTACACTACTTGGTTTAATTGTACTAGCCATTTTACGTACTTGTGGGGATACTTTACTTGGTTTAACATCACCTTTTTGTACTCCACGTACTAGTCTGAATAATCTTGCTTGCTTTTCACTTTGTGCTGGCATATACAATAAATATCATTTTTTTTAACATCTGACGATTTTTAATTATATTTATTTATCAAATACATCAATCATTTGATGTCTACATCTAAATTAAATCTTCTTTGGAGTTCTTCAATAACTTCACCAACAAACAATAAGAAAGGATAGTAATATTATATGAGCGATCTATTAAAGGAAAGCATCGCAGACGCAAAGGCTGTTCGTGAAACAGCAATTGCCAATGCAAAGACCTTTCTTGAGGAAAATTTTGCTAAGAGCATGAAAGAAATGTTCGCAGAAAAACTCAAGGAAGAAATGACAGACGAACCAACAGCTGAAGACCAAGTTGACGAAAACTTGTCAACTTCAAAGATTGGTGGCGAAAAGGGAAATGAAGCTTCTAAGCAACATCCTGTAAAGCCATCCACTTCTGCTAACAAGAACACAACTCCAGCCGGCAAACAAGAGTTTGACGCAAAGTTGGAAGAAGAAGCCGCTGCAGGCGACGAAGAAGTAACCAGCGAAGAACTAGATGAAATTCTAGCTGAACTTGAAGGTGAAGTCGTTAGCGAAGAAAAAGAAACCGAAGAAGACGACGACAAGGAAAAGGTTGACGAAACCGTTTCTGAAGGTGAAGAAGTAAATCTCGATGAACTTCTAGCTGAATTGGAAATGGAAGAACAAAACGTTGATCCAATGGCTGCTGTTCCAGCACCAGCTCCAGCAGCACCAGTTGCTCCAGTTGATCCAATGGCTGCTGCTCCAGCACCAGTAGCTCCAGCTCCTGGCCAAGTACCATCACCATCTGAAGGTGAAGTAACCTACGAAGAAATGGCAGAAGCTCTAGTAGCTATCAATGAAGAAAACGAAGCATTGAAGAACCAATTGAGTGAACACGTAAACACCGTCAAGTATTTGAAGGGTGTTCTCGCAGAAACCAATTTGTTGAATGCTAAGTTGCTATACACCAACAAGTTGTTCAAAGGTAAGGCTCTTACCGAAGATCAAAAGTTGAAGATCATCAACACTTTCGACTTGACCAAGAACATTCGTGAAGTCAAGTTGGCATACACCGTTTTGGCCGAATCATTTAATGCCGGTGGATCAGTTGTTAAAAAGAAGACCAATGCAACTGTAAGTACTATCACCGAAGGTTTGGCAAGCAAACCAGTATCATCAACAAAGCCTGACTCTACCATTGTAGAACCTCAAGCTGATGTGATGACTTCAAGATTCCAAAAACTCGCAGGAATCAAGAAGTAAAATTAGTTTGCGAGTAAAAACCTAAAGATAATAAAGAAAGAAACAAAAATATGAGTATGGACGTAAAGAGTCTATTGACTAACAATATGAATCCACAAGCCAAATTGATGGCTGAAACCCGTGGACTACAATCCAAGTGGGAAAAGACAGGTCTTCTTGAAGGCGTAAATGGCGTTGAGAAGGCACACATGTCAATCCTATTAGAAAACCAAGCAAAGCAACTACTAGATGAAGCTTCTTCAACTGGTACCTCAACCAGTTCCGAACAATGGGCTGGTGTTGCTCTACCATTGGTTCGCCGTGTATTCGCTGAAATTGCTGCAAAGGAATTCGTCAGCGTACAACCAATGAATCTACCATCTGGTCTAGTGTTCTATCTAGACTTCAAGTATGGTTCTGGTAACCACTTGAGCCAAACCCCAGGCACTAGTTTGTTTGGTGGTACCAATTCTGCTAAGTTCGGTTCTACCGACGCAGCAGTAAATGGTCTATATGGTCAAGGACGTTATGGTTATTCTGAACGTGTAGTAACCAGTTCAGCATTCCAATCTGGAAATACCACAGTTGCTTCAGCAAGCTGGGCAGATCTACAATTTGCTAGTGAATTCAGTTCATCATTGAGAAGCGGTAACGTCAAGGGTATCTACAAGATTGGTCTAGACGTTAATGATAATACACAAACAAACACCGGAGTTGCTTCTGGTTACGTCTGGAATGTTGACTTGAACGCAGTGCGTTCATTTGGTCTACAAACCACAGGTGATGTTGCTTACACCGTATTGAACACCTACGCAAACGTAGTTAACACCGGTACAATCGCATCACCAAATTACATAATTAACTTGTACGTAAGTCAATCAAGTACAGCTACTACCCCAGCACGTACTCCAAAGTTAAATTACACACTACAACCTACTGATAACCTACGTGGTGACTTCGAAGCTGGTAAGACCGCTGGTGAAGGTTCTGGTAACAGTGCCGCAACAGCAACTCAAAATATTGATACTGATATCAATATTCCTGAAGTAAACTTGGTACTAAACAGCGAACCAATCGTTGCTAAGACCCGTAAGTTGAAGGCTGTCTGGACCCCAGAATTGGCTCAAGACTTGAACGCATATCACTCTATCGATGCAGAAGCAGAACTTACTGCTCTATTGAGTGAATATGTATCTATGGAAATCGATCTTGAAATCCTAGACATGTTGAACGAATCCGTAACTGGTACCACAACCGAAGCTTGGTCTGCCCAAATCGGTACTGAGTTCCAAAAGACCCTCAGCTTCGCTGGTGGTACTACTGGTACTCCAGTTGCTAACTTCACCCGTGTAGTTAACAGCTCACCAAATCGTACTGCTTACGTAAAGAGCACTTGGTTCCAAACTCTTGGTAACAAGATCCAAAAGGTCTCTAACAAGATTCACCAATTGACACTACGTGGTGGTGCAAACTTCTTGGTATGTTCACCAGACGTAGCAACCATCTTGGAATCAATCCCAGGATATGTTGTTAACACCGATGGTGATTCTGCTAAGTTTGCAATGGGTGTTGCCAGAGTTGGTAGCTTCGCAAGTCGCTTCCAAGTCTACAAGAACCCATACATGACCGATAACGTAATCTTGGTTGGTTTCCGTGGAAGTAACTTCCTAGAAACCGGTGCAGTATATGCTCCATATATTCCACTAATCCAAACTCCATTGGTTTATGACCCAACTAACTTCACACCACGTAGAGGCGTAATGACCCGCTACGCTAAGAAGGTAGTACGTCCTGAATTCTATGGTAAGGTTATCATCAGTGACCTAGATACCGTATAATCTGAACGATTAGTAAGTTAAAACAAACCCTCTACCGAAAGGTAGGGGGTTTTTTTCTTACATTATTCGAAAAATTCGTTGGTAGATGTTACAACGATTTCTTGCACTTCTTCTTTGAACGATGTACTCTTCAGATATGGCAAAGTTTTATGTTTAAGAGACTTGGTTAACTTTTTATTTTCAATCTTGTTGCTAATGAACTTGATATAACGATGTTTACCACTTTCACGTTTGCGCCAAAATGTTTTGCCTATACGTTCTTTTAGTTTATCTACACTATGTGTTTTCCAACGTGAATATACACTTCTACTATGAATCCAGTCATAATTTGGTGGTCCAACTAAACTTACACTATGGTTAGGTAATATTGCTATATCCACATAATTGTCTCCTTGATATAGAAATCCAGTGGCTTGGTATATGGTTCCTGCGTGTCCAACCTCACTATCGGCATAACTCAGAATACATTTTATTTGTGGATAATCTGTATTTAACATTCTAAAACTTTCAGCTATACAATAGCTTTCTATATTCTTACCATAACCATCTTCTATCCATAAACGTGTTAATTCAAATACGTTATCATTTGTTAATAGTGGACTTATACTTGTACTAGCATTACGTCCAACAGCGTTACCATAAACTAACACCCCAATCAGTTTCGAGTTAAATCCGCCAAAGAAACTACTCTCAACATAATCTTTGTAGTATACTCCATATGCAACTGTACACAATGTCCATTTGTGTGTATAGTGATTCTTTTCTATCATACTTCTTGCAACCTGTTTGCTTATAGGTTGTAAAAAGATGAGTGATGTGTCACAATATGTTTCCTTCATTAAAACATACTATAGTATAACTCCTAAGAACGTCAAGCTATATTAATTAACACAATACATTTAATTCGTATCTTTCAACCAATATATTTATGTTTTGTTCTATTTTAGATACATAATCTATCGTTCCATATTGTTGTAGATTATAGTAGTGGTTATGTAACATTGGTTTAACTAATTTATTCCAGAATCCGGGGGTTTTATGAACCATATCTTCAAATGAATTATACATGTTTATTTTGTTAAACCTTTGATATTCATCAAACTCTTTGTACAATCTCTCTAATTTATCAACGTATAATTCGTCACTCATTTGACTCAACCAATCTGCCAATGCCACACACGCACCTAGTTCATTTAATCCAACATTATAATTTGGTTTGAAATAATCGGT